CGCAGTTGTGCTTATCAACCAGGATGGAGCGCCCGGCCCCGAGCCGGCGCAGGCTATCCTCGATCATGCCCCGGCCACGCTCGGTGCCCTTGTTGGCATTCTGAGGATCAGGAGTAAGGTCGCTTATCTTCGTTGTCTTCAACATTCATTCATTCTGAAAAGGTGGGGCCGGTTGTCTCCTCCCGGCCCCCAGAGAGAAGGAGAAAAGAGCCGAACTATTCTCGGCAGTCATTGGCCTGTGGAGCCAAGAGTATGATTGCCGCTCCGATGGGCCGATCCATCGGAGCCCTCAAGGAAAGGAGTGTCAGACCAGGGTATTCCCCGACGGATCGGGGTGAACCCGCGCCCTGGACGCGGGGAATATTCTGGGGGGATTATACACCGTACGGGGCAGTATTGCAAGCCGGGTACGGGCAGCGGGCAGGGGCGTCACGTTGAGGCGGGGTGGGTCTCACGCTCAGAAAAAATAATTAAAAATAAATGCGGCTCCCTCGTGGGGAGGGGTTGACAACGTGGTAAGGACATGGTAAACTAAGGCATAACGAGATTGGAGAGCCAGAAGGAGGAACAGAGAATGCTGAGCAGAGTACGTATAGACCGACCGTGCGCGGACTGCGGCGTAGTGAGCGGCAGGAAGCGTCAGACCTGGACAAAATGCCAACAACTCTTCGGGCGTCAACTATGCTGCTTGTGCGAGATGGCGGCACGCGATAAGCAGAAGAAGACCGATGCAGCAGTCACAGCTTGACCTTCGGGGCAGGGATAGGCCGTTAGGCCGAGGCCCGCAGCCCGGAGACGGGCAGGGCGGAGGAGGTGAGAGGATGAAGAAGCTGTACGATCCTGACCAGCTCAGCACGTCCGACCTGGCGGCATACCTGGGGGTCCCCCATCACACCATCATGAACTGGCTCAGGTGGGGGCGGATAGATGAGCCACGCCGCTTGCCGAGCCGGGTCACCGGCAAGCCCTGGAAGCGAGTCTGGACGAAAGCAGAAGCGCGAGCAATCAAAGCGCGACTCCGTCCAGCCGCTTGATGACGGGGGCCTTGCTCGTCCGGCAAGTTGTCAAGAGGGGGTAGCAACCTTAACAATATTTAAGACCACTCCCTCTTGACAATGTGGAATATACCTGATAGACTACTAGCAGAAGCCTTGATAAGGAGGTATTCTTATGGGTGAGTCGAGAAAGCAGTTCAACCTCCGGTTGCCACCGGAGGAATACGACGCGATTGTAGCGGTCACACAACGAGGGTCGGAGCCGCGCACTATTACAGCCTTTATGAGGGCAGCGATTCGCGCGCACCTGGCCAGGTACAACGCGCTGCCCGAACTACAACCGGCGGAGGTGCGGGATGGCAAATAATCTTCGCGCTATCGTGAAGCCATGCAGAGGCGCAACGGAGGATAAGATGGCTTACGGAGACGGACAACGCGTCATAGACGGGCAGAAGCCATGCAGTCGGTGCGGTGTGGTAAGGGAGGTCGGTGGTTTTCCCTCGGATCGCAGAGTCCGATCGGGCCGTAGTTCGTGGTGTCACCACTGTTACGCCGAGAATACGCGAAGGTGGCGGGAGGTACACCCCTATCAACTGCGGAAGAAGCCGCAGGAGTACAGATTTCGCCCTGATGGGATAGTTGAGATTATGCTGCCGGATGGCCAGGTGACTCTGATTGACGCCGCCGACTACCCGCTCGTGTGCGGGTACAGGTGGTCCACGGCGGGGGGTTACGCCAGGACTAAAAGTAACAGAGGGAGACTGTTACTGCACCGCCTACTCCTCAATCCTGCGGATGGCGCCCTAACGGATCACATCAACTGCAATCCATTGGACAACCGGCGGTGCAACCTCCGGTTGTGCGACGCCTACGGTAACACCCGCAATCAGAGAAAACTGAGCACGGTTTGCACGTCGCGGTTCAAGGGTGTAAGCCGACGTGCCGTTGACAAACGCTGGCGAAACTCTTGGCGCGTAGACATCACTGTAGCACGCAGGAGACTCTACCTCGGGATGCACCCAACGGAGGAGGCTGCGGCCCGCGTGTACGACGCCGCTGCGGTCAAGTATTTTGGCGAGTTTGCGTGGCTTAACTTCGCGGACAACCCCCGCTCACTCGCCGCGAGACAGGAGGTATCGCCATGAGCAACCGGGAGGAGTGCGCGTGGTGTGAGAAGCTGGACGGCGGCGGTCTGACGCCCTCCCCTGCCGCTCTGGGACTGATAGCACCGATAAGGGCACCCGGGGCGGCAGGGTGATCGGGGGGTGCGGGAACAAGTGAGGGTCGCCGAGGCCCTGGAGGCGCGACTGCAAGAGCTGGATCGGGTTCAACTGATCCAAAGTTAAACGAAAGGAGGAGATCGAGATGGTTGTAATGCACGAGGATAAGACTGGCCGCCGGCTACTCGGCTGGGAGGACTACTGCATCGCCGACTACGCGATGATCCCAGACGTCACGCTGGCCGCGCTTCACCGGTATGTCGAGGAAGGATGCCCGACCGGGGATTCGCTTCGCGCGGTGTTGGTCCATGACCTCTTCTGGGCACTCTTCGCCGCTAACGCCCAGAACCTCCCCGTCCTAAAGCAGATATGCCTGCTGATCCACAACTACGCACCGCCGACCTGCCACGGGTCGGAGAAGGCAGTTGACGACTGGATTACAGTGGGTGGATGCAGGGGCTGGGAGGCGCAGCAGGCGCGGTTCAGGGAACAGCAGGAGGCCGCTGATGTTGTGTAATCAATGTGAAGAGTCAGAGGCGATGGTACTCGTGCGGGGCACCGTGACTGACGACGAGATCGGGCTTTGCTACGGGTGCGCGGACAGGGTTCGCAGGACAATGACGGACCTTCAGGTCATCGGGCCCGTTGAATCGCCCCAGGCCAAGGTCGCGTGGGCGAAGAGGGAGATCAAGGAGTCGGTTTGTGCGATGATTGACGCACTGTCGCTGCCGGAGATCCTGCGCGGCGTTCCCTTCTTGTGGCTACCCTCTGTCTATATGCTGAACGAACTCGCGGAACTGCGCCTAAAGGCGGCGCGCCCGCCGCGGGAAAAGGAGGCAAAAATTGGAGGCTGTGACAACATTGGAGCTCGTGGCGGAGGGGCAGGCGGAGACTATCTCGGACGAGGAGGTAGTCCTGCTGGTTCTACGGACTCGGGAGTATGAGAGCGCGGCGCGAGACGCCAGGAAATCGGCCGAGAAGGAACTCGAAAAGCGCCTGCGCGCCCGATCCGGAAGGGCGATAGTCGTTGACGATCTGATCGCTTCTCTTGGGCCGGGCAGCAGGACGGAATACGACTACCCGGTGTTACTCGGACTCAGGGGACTTGACGGGGACTTTCCGATCCTTGAACTGGCCTTGATGAACCCGAGTGGCGCTTTCTTCGAGGCCCTGACTGACAAGTACGGCGACGCCGCGAAGAAGATCATCGCGGAGGCCAGGATCGAGGTCCCAGGTGACGAGAAGCTCAGGATCAAGAAGCGCAAACGGGGGAAGGGGGCGAGCGAAGTTGCAGAGAAGCCGCCGTCCGAATAGCGATGGGCAGAGAACCAGGCCGGGGCCGAACCTCGTCGGTTGCTGTGGGGCCATGATCCTTGGCGCGGTCCTCTGGGTAGCCATCATTCAAGGCGTCCGGTGGTGTCGTGTCGTCCTTCACGGGCCGTACGCTCATGAGTGCCTTGAGAACCTGCTCCTAATTGGCTTCGGGCTAGTGTTCGTGTTCTGGTGCATGTGGCAACTAGCGCGGCTCGAAGCGCGAGGCCGGTGTGGCCGGAAAGGCGTGAGGAAATGAGTGAAACGAGAGTCGAAACGATCAACAGGCTAGTGCGGAGTCTGGCGGAGAGGCGGCGTGCCTACGTCGAGATCAAGGGGCGTCGGATGCAGGCAGAGGCGACCTTCCGCCAGGAGAACTCGGACTTGTTCGAGGACGAGGTATCGCACGCGGGGCTCGTGGGCCAAACAGAGCAGGAGCTCAGGGACCACGCCCTCGCGGAATACCGGGACACCAAAGAGAAGGCCGTCTGCCCCGGCGTGAGCATCCGGCTAGTGACGACATTCGAGTACCCGCCTGGTGAGGCCCTGGACTGGGCGAAGGCGCGGGGAATCTGCCTGAGCCTAGACGGGAAAGCCTTCAAGGACCTGTGCAAGTCGGACGCGAACCGCCCGGCGTTTGTGAAGGTCGAGGAGCTTCCGCAGGCGACTATCGCAGGCGACCTGGACGCCGTGATTGCAAGGGAGACAGGCGGAGGCTAAGGTGATTTGGGCCTGGGGGTGACTTGCCAGCCAACCCCCAGGCCCGCACTTAGGACATAGAGGAGACACAAGGAGTATAACACGAAATGGCAACAGAAACAAGTCAAAAAGAGACGGCGCTCGCAACGTTCGGCGGGTTCGCGGTGGATGAGATTATCCCAAGGAAGCTCTATCGGGACCGCAAGTTCCGCGAGCACTTCAACGTCCTCTTTAGTGAGACCGTGTTCGAGATGGTCCCACCAATCTACCGACCGATGATTGGCATGGTCGTGATTGACCTCTCGGGCGAGACGTACCCAATCCCCGGCAGTCAGGATCGCGGCCTCTCAAAGGTCGCTATCTCCAAAATCGGAAACGAGAGGGGCGTATCCTTCGAGGCTCCAATCCAAGTATCGCCCCACTCCGATGTGAACAACTACGAGTTCTGCTGCTTTGCCCTCGGTCGCGCGTACGATGGGAACTTCCAGCGCGTCCCCGGAACCGCGCACTGGCACTGGGAAGTTGCGCTGGATAAGAATGAGCGCATTGGGATCAAGAAGGGCGAGAAGGACCCGAAGGCATATGCGCTTCGCCGGACGAGGGAAGAGAGGGACTATGCAGCAGAGCGGACAGCCACCAGGTCGATGCTGAGCGCGGCGCGATTCTTCTGCTCGCTGAAGACTTCCTATACAGTCGAAGAAGTGAAAAAGCCGTTCCTTGTCGCCAAACTCGTCCCGAACACGGACGATCCGGCAATACATGCGGCGATGGTTCAGAATGCTGTCCTCGGGGTTCAGATGCTGTATCCCGCTGCGCCCCTGCCCGCCGAGCTCGTCGCGGCCCTGCCGGTTGAGGTCGCCCCAGACCTCCCGAATGGCGATGAAGACCAGGAGGAGCCGCAAGCGACCACGGACCCCCAGAACCCCGAACCCCAGGCAACCGATGCCCCACCGCCGGTCGAGGAGAAGGCGCCGGTTGACGCAGAGGCCAGCGAAGGCGAACCCCCGAGCCTTGTCCATCCCACTCCAGCGGAACAGCGCCAGGCCGAGAAACGCGAAATAATCGAGGACCTAAACGCCTCGGTCGCTGGCGGACAACTTGACAAGGCCACGGTACGGGACATCACGCGCGACGTCCTGGGTTTACGCAACGGGCAGGCCACGCCTCACCTATCGGTTCTCGACCTGCCGAGCTTGCGTAGCGTCCGGGCGCGTGCGAGAGAGGCGAAGGCAAGCGCATGAAGATCGCCGCGTTCGCCGATGCGCATATAGGCTCCTACGGGAGCAAAACCGATCCAGAAACGGCACTCAACGCCCGCCTCATTGACTGCGTGAACTCCCTGCGCTTTGTGGTGGACGACGCCAAGAGGCGGGGTGCGGAGCTCGTCCTCTTCGCCGGGGACATGTTCCGATCGCCCACAGCAAAACCTACGCCGACGGAGCTGGTGTTCGCGGCAAGGGCGATGCGCGGGCCCTTACCTATTATCGCCATTGACGGCAACCACGACGTTCCCCGATCAATCGGCGAGGTGACTGCCCTGGCGCCACTCGGGAACAGCGCTTGGTTGGAGATGGTCGCTCCGCACTTTGAGGTCCGGAGCGTTGGCGAGCAAGATATCCAGCTCGCCTACCTGCCCTGGCCGAACAGGTCGGCGCTGGCCGCGAGCCTACGGGACTACCACAAACTCTCGCCGGCGGATGCAGACCGCTTGATCGCGGCGCACCTGGAGTCCATCCTGCGCGGACTGGCGGCCCAAGTTGATGCCTCTATGCCCTCGATTCTGCTCGCGCACATCTCGATAGACAGCGCAGAGGTCGGCGCCGAGCGGCAGATCATGGCGGGCAAGGACATCACCCTTCCGCTCTCGGCCATCCCGGAGGGGTTCACATTCGCCGTCTTGGGCCACGTCCATAAGCCGCAGGATTTCGCGGCTCAAGGCAGGCCGAACGTGTTTTACTGCGGTTCGACCGAGCGGATTGACTTTGGTGAGGAGGGCGAGGAGAAGTCCTACGTCCTCCTGGACACGGAGGGCGACACCTGGGAGCGGGTGCCGATTCCGTGCAGGGAATACAAGACGTTCAACTATGAACTTTGCGCGGACGGTGACGAGGGCGAGGATTTCGACTGCAACATGGACCGCCAGGCCATCTGCCGTGTGAGGATCAAGCGCCCAGAGAACATGCGCCCAGATTATGCCAAACTCCAGAAATGGGCCGAGGAGTCCGGGTCTTGGGACTTCAGGGGCTTCGTCGAGGAGGTCGAGCGCACGGCGGCGGTCCGATCCGAGGAGATCGTCAAGGCGCAGTCCCTCCCGGACCTCCTGAAACTGTGGCATGAGGCGAAGGACAGCCCAGTGGCACTTGAGGAGCTTACTACTGCTGCGGTGACCCTGGAGAGGACGGTGCTCAAATGAGACCGACTCGATTGACCCTGCAGAACTATCGCAGCCTCCTGGATCTGGACCTCGATTTATCGGGCATCACCACGGCGGCTGTAATCGGTCCGAACGGGGCAGGAAAAACGAGTATCTGCGAGTCCATCATCTGGGCCCTCTGGGGCGAACACTTTACATCTGGCGTAGACGCAGTGATTTCCGAGGGCGCGGATGGCGTGAGTGCGCAGTTCGAGTACCTCCACAATGGGGCTGACTACAAAGTCATCCGAAAGCGGACTCGCAGTGGGAAGATCGAACTCGCCTACTTGTCGCGGAATGGCACGGACTGGCGACTGATCGCCTCGGGGAAGGAAGCACAGGCGGCGATCAACACCAACCTGATGATGGACGCCAACCTGTTTCTGGCCACTGCATTCCGGGCGCAGAGAGGGGCCATCCTCGGCCAGGGGGACCTGGCCCGATCTTCGACCGGCATCTGCGAGGTTACACCAGCAGAGCGCAAGGCTGTCCTCTACGACATCCTGGAGGATCGGCTTGCACAATTCGACGCGCTGCACGAGGCGTGCAAGGCGACCGTTAAGACGCTGGACGAAGCGTTGGCGGCAGCGCGCGTCACTCGTGAACAGCTCCAGACCCTGATCGCGATGCGAGAGACTACTGAAACCGCCAAGACTGGCGCGCAGGAGCAGCTCGGGCTCAGCCGCAGCAAGGTTGCGAAAGAGGAGGAGCGGACAAGCGGCCTGCGCGAATCGTTGGCGCAACACGAGGCGGCCCTGAACCGGTTGGCCGTTGCCAGAACGGAGTGCAGGAACCTGGAGAGTGAGGGCGCCGATCTTGAGCGGCAAAGAACCGAATGGCAAACCATCCTCGATGGCGACCAGGCACTCTTGGCGCGGGCCGAGCAGATCCGGCGAGATGCCGAAACAGCCGACCGCCTGGAGGCCGAACTCAAGGAGTTTGCCGAGAGGCGGGAGGCATTGCGGCTGGCTCAATCTGCACACGAAAAAGCGGAGGTCGAGCGTCGGGTTGCTCAAGAGCGGTACAAACGCGCGTCTGACATGTCGGAGGGGGCCGAACGGGTCCCATGCCTCCACACGGAGTTGGGAGCAACCTGTCCCCTCCTCCTCATGGCGCAGGCCAGGGCATCCCACGACGAACTGACGATCCTCGAGGAGGGCTGCAAGAAGGCAGAGCACGCCCAGCGGGACGCCTACGCCGCATGGGAGACTGCCGATACTGGCTACGATGAGAAGGCCCACAGAGAGGCGCAGGCGAAGTACGACACCTTGGTTCGCGCCCGGCCCGAACTCGCCCTCCTTGCCGGCGCTGAGGCCCGCGCAGAGGGCGCCAGGACGGCGCTGCGGGAGGTTGCCAAGCGCATGGAAGAGACGGGGCGGCAACTGACCGACCGCCGCCAGGAGTGCTCTGATCTGGACCTCAAGACCGCCGGTGCCGAGCAGCTCGCCGAATCTCTGCGGATCGCTGAGCAAACCCTTGAGGTCGCGCGCGGCGAGGTCGAGCAGTACACTCGCGAGTTGGCCGTGTACGACGAGCGACTGCGGCAAGTCGCGGAGGCCGAGGGCGAACTCAGGCAGGTTGAGCAGCAGGTTGCTGGCCAGGAGCACAGTCGCGTGATCTATGCCACACTGCAGGAGGCGTTCTCGCGCGACGGAATCCCCGCGCTCATCATTGACGCAACGGTCCCGGCGCTCGAGGAGATCGCCAACGATATTCTCGCTGGCCTGTCCGATGGGCGGCTGACTCTGAAACTGACGACTCAGCGGCTCAAGATCACAGGGGGTATAGCCGAGACGCTCGACATCATCGTCGCCGATCAGCGCGGTGAGCGCAGTTACGAGGACTATTCCGGCGGCGAACGGCTGCGGGTGACGCTGAGTATGAGCATCGGCCTGGGCCTATTGCTCGCGCAACGTACAGGCGCAAAGATCGAGACGCTCATACTCGACGAGGCCTGCTCGCCGTTGGACGCCCAAGGTGAGGATGCCCTGATCGACTGTGTGAACCGGCTGGCAGCGAGGTTTGCCTGCATCCTGGTAATTACGCACCGGGAGGCTCTGCAGGATCGGTTACCAGAACAGATCATCGTTACGACCGATGGCAGGGCATCGAGTGCCGTCGTCGTCGCCTAGGAGGACTCCATGATCAAGGCCAGCTTTGTTAGCGAAGGAAAGCCGACCGTTTTGCTCCTCGGTCTATCCGAGCGCAACCTGGAGATCCTACGACAGGGACGGCCAATCCTGTTCAATGGCGAACCATTTGGCCTGCCGAACACCGAGATCGCGATTGTCTGGGGCGAGACCGAACAGGAGATCCTGGCGGACCTGCAGGCCCAAGGGCTGCTGCCCAATGACTTGAGCGAACTTGCCCCTTTGCATCCCCAATGAGGATGCTTACCAATGTTCTGACCACTAGGGCCAGGACGGGGGAGGCGCCGTTGGGCGCGGCGCTTCCCCCCTGATACAGAGAGCAAAACACGGGAGGACAACATGACAGCAACAACAGTAGCGAGAGAAGCGAAACGGAAGGACGGCGAGCTGATCGCTTACAAGATGGTCGCCGTCAAGATCCCGAAAGGCGCGCTGGTCTCGATCAACGTCGCGGGATACGCGACCAACTCAACCGACGCGTCCGGCGAGACGTTCGCCGGCGTCGCGTATGAGACCGTGGACAACTCCGCGGGCCTTGCGGGAGACAAGGAAATCCGCGTCGAAACTACCGGCACCTTCGTCTTTGTTGACGGCGGCGGAAAGGGCATCCAGGTCGATGTCGGGGACGAGTTCTACATCCTTGACAATCAGACCGTCACCCACTGCCACACAAACTACAGTCTGAGGGCCGGAATCTGCGTCGAGTCCATTGACGCCTCGACCGTGCGGATCAGGATAGACAGGTACGCGAGTTGACAGTTTCGGGCATGGGGCCGACTTCAAATTCAACCTAGCTGGGAACTGTCAGCCGGCCCCGGCCCGGAAAGGGAGGATCAGATTTGACCGAGATTAAGAAACACTCTTGCGATTACTGCCCTGCGGAGTCGGCCGACCCGAGGGGCTGGCTGGAGCTTCGAGCGTTCGATGTGGCAACCGTCAATCCTGACGACCTCATAGTGACGCGGGAGGAGGGGGTCGGGGTAGAGTTCTGTGGGCCGGCTTGTCTCCTGCGTTGGGTTTGGCGCGAGCTGATGTCCCGACCGTCGGGACCCAAGGCCGGCGTTGACCGCGCGGCTCACACAGGCACGCTCTCGGAGGCCCAGCTCCTTGCTGCTTGCGGTAAGGTCACGGCGGCAGCGCATGAAAACTGACAGCGATGGCGCATGTCTGTGCCCATGACCTGAAGAACGTGCCGCCTATTTGGGTGCCGCACGCGAACTGGGAGTGTCGGCACTGTTTCCGGCGGACTGCGGCAGCCGATCCCGCGACGCTGGACTACGACACCGGACGGCTTCTGGAGAAGTTGCGGCGGGTGTTTGGTAAGCGAAAATAATGCTTGACAAGGCGGGCGAGGTGCGGTAGAATAGAGCCAGTGGAGACTGTTCGAATGAGCGGCGTCTTTTCTTTGGCTGAACTGAATATCCGGTTGCTCCGAGCGAACGGAGCGAAAGCGGCGGACTTCGTGAGTCGGGCGGTCTCCACAGGCGCGGCGCGGCTCTTCTCGGAGTCCGCCGTCTTTTTGTGCACGGAGGTAGAGGCTGGTTATGTCCCGATTGTATTCGGCTGAGAAGAGGGTGGCAGTCTGGCAGAAGACCGCTGGGCACTGCGCCTACTGTGGTGCGGATCTTCACCTCCAGAACGAGTGGGTTGTAGATCACATCATCCCGCGCTCAAGGGGTGGCAGGAATGACTTGGCGAACCTTATAGCCTCCTGCGCCTATTGTAACGGTAGCAAGTGGGGGCGAACCGTTGAGGAGTGGCGACAATGGCTACTGGCGCGCTCCCGCAGGTATTACTTCGATGGCGTATTTCACTTTGAGAGGAAGGGGGCTGGTCATGGCGAGGCGTCGAATGATTGATCCGACCATCTGGGATGATGAGGACGTCGGTTCGCTGTCCGATGGCGCCTTCAGGCTATTTGTGGCCTGTATCTCCTCCGCTGACGACGACGGCAAGTTGGAGGGTTCGGCTATACGGCTGCGTGGTGTCGCCTTTCGCTTTCGGAGTATCTCTGTCCCGCGAGTTCAAATATACCTCAATGAACTCACGGCGAAGGTTCGCAGCGTCCAGCGATATTTCGCTAATGGGCGCGAGTATATCAGGTTGGCGAACTGGGCGAAGTATCAGACGATCCGCGCCGACAAACGCCTTGACAGCCACTTACCCGACCCACTGCTACCCCCAGGGGATACCCCAGGGCAGTCCCAGGACAGCCCCAGGGCTGACGAAGTAAGTAAGGAAGTAATAAGTAAGGAAGTAATAAGTAAGGAAGTAATAAGTAAGGAAGGAATAAGTAAGGAAGGAAGTAAGGGTACGGCGGACAAGCCGCCGAACCTACCTGAAGCGCTTGCTGCATGGCGTGAGACCTGGAAACGAAAACTCAGCACCAAGATTGATATACCCGATAAGGATGCTACGCATTTAATGAAGCTGCTCCGGTTGGGCGAAAGCGTTGCAGACCTAACTATGGTCATGGACTACTACGTCAAGAACGAGGAGTACGCCTGGGCCGACTGGAATCTGGCGACCATGTGCGGCCCAAGGTACGCGGGCATGAAGGCTAAGGCACAGTCGGTGCCGGGCCAGGTCGGTGCCACCAGCAAGTTCGATGAACCATATGAGGAATACCTACGACAGCAGGAGGCAGATAGTGAAGTTGGAAACACTGGTCCCACCTAACGACGTGGACGCGGAGCAGGCGGTTCTCGGCTCGATGCTGATAAGCCGTGACGCCTGCGCAAGAGGGCTGGAATTACTATCCCGAACAGACTTCTACCGGCCCGCGCACGGCGAGATATTCGACTGCATAGGCGAGGCGTTCAGGCAGGAACTTCCTCTCGACCCAATCACACTGATAGATGAGTTGAGGAAGAGGGGGAAACTCGACGTAGTAGGCGGCGCGGAGTATATCGCCTTCACACTACCAGGGCAGGTTCCCTCTGCTTCGAGAATCGAGCACTACTGCCGGATCGTGAAAGAGAAGGCCCTTCTTAGGGCGCTGGCGACGGCAGGGCGCGAGATTACGGATACCGCACTTGACCCGCAGGCAAACTTTACGGCGGCCCACGGTCGCGCCGTCGAAGCCCTGCTTGCCATTCAGGGACCCCGATCCGTCGGGGGACTCAGGCATATCAGAGAGATTCTACCGGGTGTCTGGGATGGGATCGGCGTGCTCCAGCCGCACCGGACGCAAACGGGCATAGGTAGACTGGATTGGCTGACCGGCGGCATAGGGCCGGGGTTGACGCTTATCGCAGCGAGGCCGTCTATGGGAAAGACGGCGCTCATGCTCCAGATTGCTAGGCAGGCGGGAGTTCCCGTAGCCTTCTTCTCGCTTGAGACGGGTGTTGAGGGGATAGTCCGGCGGCTGATTACGGGCATGACGGCGGTTGACTCGGCTACCCTCCGTTCCACTCGGCTCTCAGACGAGGAACTCGTGCAGGTCACGGCGGCCATAGCGGGCCTTCACAATCTGGAAATGTATCTGGCCGATTCCGTTATGACGGTGGGTCAGATATGTGCGGCGGCGAAGCGTTGCGCTCTTGTTCACGGGATACAAATGGTCATGGTGGACTACATCCAGCTTGTGCGTCCCGACCATCGGGACGAGAGGCGGGAGCAACAGGTAGCAGCGGTCACACGGGCGCTGAAGGGGCTGGCGCAGGACTTGAAGTTACCGGTCATTGCCGCCGCCCAACTCTCCAGGGCAACAGAACGGCGGAGCGGCAAGATTCCAGAACTGGCGGACCTTCGGGAATCGGGGGAACTAGAGGCGGCTGCCGACCTCACAATCTTGATTCACACGCCCAAGCCGGAGGAGGACGACGGCAGCCCGCGACCAGCGACGCTGTATGTGGCGAAACAGAAGGACGGGCCGACCGGCCCGGTCACCTGCATGTGGGAAGGCAGGCGGCTGAGATTCTTTGACCAGGACACCAGGCAGACAATTCCCGCCGCCCGCGTGAAGGCGACCGACAGAGAGGAGGAATAGCACGTGGTCGAGGAACTGATTGACAAAACCTGGACGGTCTACCAGAGAGACACCCCAGACGGCCGGATCGAACTCGTCTACGTTTCCTCCGGCATCAGCGGCGGCGAGTGGTGGCTGACGGTGTACCGCGCATTGACCGGCGGCACCCATCGGATTAAGAGCAAGACCCTTCCGCTCCGGGACACAAGACAAGAGGCGCAGGCGGATCTCGATGCTTACGCCGCGACAAAGGGCTGGCGCATCTACGGCTGGATGCAGCCGGACGGGAAGATCGCACCAAGGCATCTATACAAGCGCGAGGAGGCGCGCCGCGTGAAGGCGGGGGAGGAAGGAAAAGAGTAATGGGCAAACCATATCCGATGTCGAAGCGTGAGGAGTTCGCCGAGGCTGCACGAACAGAACCCCTGCGGTCCTTGCGTAGTATATGTCGCCAGTTGGGTGTGTCTTGCCTAACAGCGCGAGATTGGCTAGACCGATACTATCCCGACGTGTACCAGGTCAGGTGCCGAGCGAGAAATGGTCACGTGGGGCGGTTCCGAGTCTACCACGACACGACGTTGCTCCGTGTGATGGCTGCCGAGGGGACCATGCCTGCACGCGAGGCAGCCCCCGCGCTCGGTATGAGTTACGCCAGTCTGGCAGTTTGCTGCAGAAGGGAGAACATTAGGTGGGTAAGGCGGAGGTTCCCAACCGAGGCGCAGGCAGAACAGCTTGCCCTGTATGCAGCGAATCCGTGCATCGGCGTTGGGGACGCTGCGAGACTGCTTATGGTCTCACCTACCACGCTGCGGCACTACATTCGCCGCGCTGCTATCGTGTGGCTAAGGCTACCCACTGATCGCCAAGGGTTGCGGCAGGCAGCGGTGGGGGCGCTACACACGGCAGGCTGGAACTATCAGCAGATTGGAGCGGCAATGGGCTTCAGTCGTGAGTGGGCGCGACGACTCGCCGCCCGCAGGCTGAGGAAACACGGGCAGTGCGTAGGGGCGTAGGAAGGAGTAAGGAATGAAAGGCTTGACGATCACAACGGATCTATACGACTTTGGCATCTCAGGAAGGGCAGATCACGAACTGACACTTGTTGTGTGCTTCGACGGGTCCAATTACCAGCACTTCTATCTACGGCCAGAACAGGTGCGCGCCCTCTGCACCTGGGCGTATCTGCGTGTCGGAGAGTTGGAGGAGGCGGGATTTCTGGACGAAGGCGAGCTCGCGGTGGAACAGGAGGCCAAATGACCAGACTAGCACGAACCGAAATTGACTACGCGCACGGCGGAGGCCGGATCGGTTACGCCTGGAATCTGTGGACTGGGTGCAGCAACACCGCCTGTCCCTGCCGTGCTGACTGCTGGGCGCTGGCTATGTGCAGGCGGTTCGGGTGGCCGGAGGAACCGACACTGAAGACCGACTACGAGAGGGTACTCCGCGCGCCCCTAGGCATGACCACACCAGCACGTTTTCTGGTGCAATTCACGTCTGATTTCTTGGACCCTAAGATCCACTGGGGACGGCGAGAGCAAATCTGGTGCCGGGTGCAAGAATGTCCCCGGCACCAATTCCTCTTCCTGACGAAGCAGTACGGGGCAGCGGAGGAGTTCTTCGGCGAGCGTGCGGTTCTGCCGAACGTCTGGGTTGGGGCCTCAATCTGTGATTATGAATCTGGCCGACCGGCAGTGAATTCGTTGAGCCGCCTCAACCGGATGGGCTGGCACACATGGTTGTCGGTCGAGCCGCTGTTGACTAGGGATGTGGCGCAGGGGATTGGGACTCCGAAGGCATTGGCTACTATCGAGTGGATGGTAGTAGGCGCACTGACGCGAAATGGCAGGACCGTTGGGCAGACGGTCGGGGGAACGCGACCCGCGCTTGTGGAACGCCTGATCTGGTTCGCGCCCGAAGCGGGGGTCGGTGTCTGGCTGAAGTCCAACCTGGAGCCGATTATCCAGCAGGTGACAGATCCGCGGAGTGGCGAGCCGTTCCGCAGTGTCACGGATTGGCAAGACCCGGTCGGCGGAAAGGAGCAAGGAATTGAAACTGTTGAGTGAAGAGGAACTGGCCGCAATCCAGGCGCGGGCTGACGCGGCGACAAAGGGACCCTGGACCGCATATCTCATTGCCCATGCCCGCGAGGACGTTCCCGCGCTACTCGCCCAACTGCGCTACGAGCGGCGGAGACGGGAGGCGGCGGAGAAGGTGATTGGGGCTGTCCCAGGTAAGACTCCCGATCCGGGTTGCGACTGTGCCTACTGTGTCTCTTACAACGCCTGGCGCGCAATCGTCGAGGAGCAAGCCCCGTGAAGAGTAAGACCCGCCGTGTGTCGCGCATCCGGCGGCAGGACGCGAGATCCGAGGTGCAGGTCGTGCTCGACAAGTTTGGACTCTTCCTAGACCTGCCAATCGGTCCTCCGTTGATGAGCGAGCTGGTCCGACTACTCCTGGCATGGGAGGACCTGGGCTGGGATCACGGGTACGTTACTGGCTACGCGGAGGGCGAAACCCACAGCCGGGAGGCAGCCCCATGACGCCGTTCTGGTCGGACAACGCTGTGACTCTGTTCAACGCGGATTGCCGTGCGGTCCTGGCCGAGCTGGAGCCCGAGTCGGTTCACACCTGCTGCACGAGTCCCCCATATTTTGCTTTACGCTCGTACAAAGACGGCGACGAGCCCGTTGCGCCGGTGCTGTGGGCTGACGGCACAACAGCCTGCCTCGGACTTGAACCGACGATTGACGCTTATCTCGCCCACCTCGTCGAATGCTTCCAGGCGGTCAAGCGCGTGTTGAGAAGCGACGGAACCTGCTGGGTGGTGATCGGCGACAAAGCGGCGAGCGGCAAGGGTAAGTGTTACAACCCTGGTGGTGGGGCAGATAGTTTGCAGGATACGGGCAAGGTCGAAGGTGTGTATCCCCTCGACCGGGGCAACGTCTCTGTGTTGAAGGCGCAAGGGTTGAAGCCCCTCGACCTCTGCCTGATTCCGTCCCGGCTCGCACTTGCACTCCAGGCCGACGGCTGGATCGTGCGCTCGTTCATCATCTGGAGCAAGGGGCGCTCGTTCGACCCGGACGGCGCGGGGAGCGTTATGCCGGAAAGCGTGAGGGGCTGGACTTTTACCAGGCATAGGGTGAAGCTCGGCAACGTAGGTCGGGAACAGGCACGGCAGGCCGGACATTTCCAGGACCACAGCGGCAACGTCGTTGAATCAGACGCCAAGTGGCAGGACTGCCCCGGCTGCCCCATTTGCTTGCCGAACGATCTCCTTGTGCTTCGCAAGGGTTCCTGGCGGCCCACTCACGCCTACGACGTGGTGCTCATGCTCGCCAAGACGGGGAGTTACTATGGGGACGGGGACGCTGTGCGAGAACTGTTGAGTCCTAGTAGCGTCGAAAGATTGAGTCAGCCGAACTTCGACGCGCAGACCGGGGGCGCGAAGGATTACGCACATGGGACGAATCGCAACCGTAGTGCTCGGAAGGCGTTACGCGGCCTAAAAGATAGGTTTATACTCCAGGGGATATCCGCTGGCCGGAATCTCCGCGACGTTTGGTACATCACGCCGCAGCCCAGGAAGGAACCCCATTACGCGACCTACCCGGACAAGCTCGTGGAGACAATTCTGATGGCGTCCACGAGCGAGAAGGGCGTGTGCGCCAGGTGCGGGAGTCCGTTCGCCAGGGTTATCAGCAAGGGCGATACCTACGAGCACCCAGCCCGTGCAAACCGCAAGGTGCGGAACAAAGGCGACTTCGACGGTGAGCATTATCCCCGGCGGGAGAGCGGACTCGGCCTTGTTACCAATTCCCAAACCCTCTCCTGGCGTGCTACCTGCACCTGCAACGCTGGCGAACCTGTCCCCGCAACTGTCCTCGACCCGTTCTGCGGTATAGCCACGACCTTACTCGTCGCCCGCGAACTCGGCAGGAAAAGTGTGGGAATCGAAATCAGTGAAGGCTACTGCCAGCTCGCGGCGGCGAAGTTGACCGCCCAGGCGAAGGATATGAAGCGGCAGGCGGAGGAGCTGGCCCGCCGCGAGCGTGACCGGAACATGGAGTTGGGGTTGGAGGAGGAACCATGACACGTTGGAAGCGGTTGGAGCGCGAGACAGCCGCCATATTCGGCACCACGCGCAATCCGAATGTCGGCAAGGGGCAAAGCGACGCGGACACGCCGAGCTTTAGCATTCAGCATAAAGCTCGGAAGTCACTGCCCGCCTGGTTCCTCTCGGCTGTCGCGCAGGCAGTCCGTGACGCGAAGCCGGGCCACTTGCCGATGGTGGTCTTTACGGTTGTGAGGCAGGGCGTAAGGGCCGAGCGGTTCGTGACGTTGCGGTTGGCTGATTTCGTTGAGTGGTTTGGCGAGGAGACGGCAGACAAATGACTACCCTTGCCCTCCTCCTAATCCTCGTACACCCCCTGGTGCATCTGCCAGCGGGCACCATCCTCAAGGACGTTGGGCGGTTGGACGTGGTGTTATCTCCGGCATTCAGGGAGCGCCCCGTGTTTGTGGCACGGCTGAATGCGTACTACAACCCAGAGGATGGTCTGACGCCGAGGGACTGGGAACCGTACCCGCTCCTGGTCGGGATGCTGATAACGGTCAGGACAAGTGAGATCCCGATGGACCCGTGGGGCCCGTTTACTGGAAATGAATTGATTGTAGGGTTCTATGAGAAGCCTCGGGCGAGCGATGGTGTCTGCCCGCAGATGGAGGGACATACCGGATACCAAGACTACCCCGACTTCTTTAGCGGCGTCCTCTGCGGTCTGAACTGGAACCCTGAGATCGGGGAATGGGAGGCTATGTTGGTGAGTGATCCTGATGGTTGGGATGGATACCCCTTGAGTAGCACTATAGCCAGTTGGCCGACAGCACCAGTAACCCCATGGGCAGACGCCGCACTCAAAGATGCGGCGATCAGGCGGATGCTGTGGTTAAGGACTTCTTCATCAAACAGGCTGGGGCCGGGCAGGGCAGGGCCTGGCTGGGCCGCTCATGGGCGGGTAAGTGGGTAAATCCTGCTCAATGCCTGCTCCTCGGCGTCAACTGGAACAGTGCCGCGCGGAGGTCCGCGACCTCCACGCAGGCAGAATGCAGTGCGGTCAGGATTGCCCGGTTATCCGTCGTCAGTCGTTTGTTATCGGTCTTTAGCCGCTCATTCTCGGATTGCAGTGCCGAGTCGCCGACGGGCCGGTACGAGATAGCCTTGTGGCTGCCGCTGGGGGCAGTGGCAGTCGTCTCCACGACGCAGACTCCGCCGCAACAGGGGCAGTGAACGACATCGCCGCCTTCCATGTCAGTCTCCGAGTGCCCCCGCCATTTTCCTTGCGACTTCGCCCGGCGTCCGGCCGGTCAGGGCCTTGCCGTTCAGCCAGCACTCGAAGTGCAGGTGCGGGTCTCTCAGCCGCTTCCCGATCCAGCCGATCACCTGCCCTTCCTTGACCAGACTACCCAACCTCAGCCCCGGCTTGATACTGACATGGGCATAGACGGTCAGGACGTGGTTGCCATTGATGTAGAGGCAGGACAACTTCCCGCCGGGGTCGGCAATGCGCCTGATCGTGCCGTCGTGCGCCGCGTAGACCGGCTCACCCTTCGGCCCGAAGAAGTCAACCGCGTCGCCAGTGCCGGGATTGTTGTAGCCATGCACTACGTTATGCCCGGGCACGTCCTGCCGCCGATATACCGACCGCCCATGTAGGGTCCGGTTCAATCGCCTACTCAGTAACCCGCCGTAGTCCTTCAATGGAGAGGTCATATCGCCACTACCCTTTCTAGCGCCGCCTGGAGTGCCGGCCGGTGAGCCTTGATTATCCTATGGGCAAGGCTATGCGAGCGGTTCACGGCGCGCCCGGCCTCGGCATACGTGCGTTCCTCTATCAGTGTGAGCCGCAGTACCCGCCTGTCCCGCTCGCTTATCGCCAGGTCGCGGATCGCCTCACCGACGACCCTCCGCAGGCCGCTGTCCTCCGGGTTCGCCTCCACGTCGAAGGCCCCCGGCGGCAGTTCGGACTCCAACGTGCAGGGTTGCCTCACGCCCGCCTTGTACTTCAGCCGGGGGACGCGGATCATGTTCATGCAATCCCGCTGGTATTGTTGGAGCCTACCCCGGATATACAGGCAGGCCAGCGTCGAGAACTGATACCCCTTCGCCGGGTCGTGAGCGACTGCCGCCTCCCATAGTGCCTGCTTCGCCACCTGCTCCAAGTCCCTGCGCGTCTCCGGATCGGTCGGGATCTGCGCCACATACCGGCGGGTCAAGCGAATGTTGCCGTCGTAGAGCGTCCGTGCTCCTTCGGGTTCCATGCGCCCGGCCTACAGTCCGCCGATCAACTCAAACACCGTCAGATCCCGAATGAGTTGCCGCAGACGCTTTTCCCCCTGCGCGATCTGCGGCTTCATGCTCACCGGCGCGACCCCCTCCAGCGCCACGAGGACGGTCAATATACCCTCCAGGTCGGTCTTGATGGGCCCCAGTTTGTCCTGCTTCAACAGGCGCTTGAGAAAATCCGTGAACCTGCTCACTTGCCCGCGCTTTTCTTGCCGGCGTCCTCGATGGCAATACCGAGGCCGTTGGCGGTGAATGCTAGAACGACGGCCCAGATTACCTGTCCCCACGTCATTTGGCCGGTCACCCCGCCCGCTACTGCGGCCAGCACTGCCCCCAGCGTCAGTTTGAACTTCCTGCTTCGTAGCCATGTTCCCATGTTACTTGCCTCCCGTCTTTCCGTTCAACTTTATGAGAGTGGTCGTCATCTGCCCAAGAAGCCTGGAGGTCTCTCCATGCGCCTCCGCCGACAGCTTGTCGTGGGTCCGATGCTCCTCAATGAGGGTCTGTACACTCCGGGTCGTAGTCACGATGTTGTCTTTGAGTAAATCATCGCGCAGTTCAATGCTCTTTATCTGCGCATCACACTGCTTGTCCATGTTGCGGACGTAGGCTGAGGCGATCAGCTTTCCGCCCCATGAGATAAACCCAACTCCGCCCACTATGGCCGTAATCATAAGCCCGTCTGGAACCGTCATAAGCTCATACCTCAACCTCCCTTAGTTCGCGTCGTTCAGGATATACTCGGCGCAGACGAGGATTTCGCCCGTGCCGACCTTGCCCCCCGGATGCCCGCAGACGAGAGTATCACCGCCAGCTAGATCGTTCTCGAATAGTAATGCATCCAGTTCGTACCATTGCTCCTTACTGAGTTCTGAATCCCCGATATAGAAGTAATCGGGGTCTGTCTCATTACCGACTGTCACGGCGACCCCGGTATTATTACTCGATGCCTCTACATAGAGCAAAAGGATGTGCAATAGGATGCAGTCATCCGCCGGGTGCAGGATCGGGACATCTACCTGCGCCGCGCCCGAGAGGTCGAGCACCGCCATGGCCATTGCGTGCCGCGGGAACCCGGCCCATCGCTTTCCCGTAGGTCGCATGTCAACTACTGGGTCCACGCCTGTGTCGTCTATTGTGCAGACTAGGGTATCGGCAGTCGTTTCATCGGCAACCGTACTGACCCGCAACGTGCCGCCCTCCACGAAGAACACGTAGTTGACCTCATCGTGCGTGAAACCCTGCTCGACCGGCGCGGCGAGGGCGTAGACTATACCGTTGACCATGCACCGGAAGCCGGTCGGCGCGGTCGCGGTGTGCGTCGGTCCGTCCGCCGTTATCTCATCGGCCCCTACCTGGCCCTTGCCGGTCGTACCGAGTGCCGCCTTGCCTTGTTCCTCATCCTGCGTCTGGAGCGCGTCGGCGTGGCCGTACACGGCCTGTCTGTCAGCCTCGAAAGCATTCTGCCAGGTCGCGCCGCTTACGTTGTAGGCAAGTGCGCCGGGGTATGCTCTCTCAATACTCATGTGCTATTTCGCCTCCTGTCCTACCCGCCTAGAATGCCCACAAATCGCGCTAGAATGCCCGACACAGCGAGTTCGTAGTACGCCGCCCATGCTTATTGCCTATTCCTCCTCCGACTTTCCGCCGCTAGTTTGTTGGCTCGCCGCCGCTTTGCGACCTCATGCTCAGTTGCTAGACTGCGCGTAGGCTTGCCGAAGGTCATCAGCCGCCGCTCCTTGCGGTTCGGGTGCCTCCGTTCCTGAACCGGCGGTCGCCCAATCTCTGCCATTCTGCTATCCCTCCGCCCAGGTCTTGCCGCCGTCGTCCGAGATCATGCGGACAAGTGCATTGTCCGAATCCCGCCGGTAGACCAGCCAGGCGCTCGCCTTGCGCCCCGGCACGGCGCAGATGTCTATGTTGTCATCAGCCGCGCCGCTCGGCACTACCGTTATAGCCGCGCTCCAGGTTAATCCCGCATCGCGTGAGCGCTTCGCGTAGACCGCCCCGCCGCTATAGTAACCAGCCAGGACGACGCCCGCTGGTAACAGGCAGATGCACCCGTGGTATCCTGTCGCTATACTCACCTCAGCCCCCCATGTCCTTCCTGAATCCGTCGAGCGGCACCCCACGAAGGAACCGTCCGCATCTGTTTCGTAACTTATCCAGAGCACGTCCTTCCGCCCGGGCGCATGGTCAATCTTCGGGTTCCGGTCGGCGGAGTCCTCCGTTACCTGCCGATCCGACCAACCGCCCCGACCGTATACACGCAACTTTAGCCCGTCGTCCGCCCCATAGATAGCGTACGCCCTACCCGCCCCGTCCGACCAGCATATCCCTTGCCCCAACGCCCCTACGGGCCAGGTTCCGCCGATCCCGCAGAAGCTCATGCGCCGCTGCCTCACCGGAACCATGACCGAGGGTACACCCGCCGCGTTCGGAAGTGACACCCTCGCGCCGTCGTCCTCCTTCCGGGGAACGTCAATGGCGAAGTGGCCGTAATAGTTGGTCACACCGTACCTGGTATGCTCGCCGCACTCGACCTTGACCGCCTCCGACCGGCGGGGTTTGTCTCCCTCGAATACCAGGCCGCAAACCCTATGCCTGAACCGCTTGCGGAAGTCGAAGGTCCACGGCATTGTGCCACTCCCGAGCACCTGCCGGACCATATCACAGCGGATGCGGGCCGTCAGGGTTGTCAGGGATTCGGAGACGTTGACCGCCGAGTCCAGCCGCAGATGTCGCATGTCGCGGTCGTTCGAGAGGTAGCCAGTGCCCCCCACCTGACCGACAACGAACGTGGCGGGCGGACTCCTGCGGGGATGGCGCGGGAATACCCAGATGTCCTTGAGTAGCGGGTCGAAATGGAGCGCATCGCAGCACCCTGTGCCGTCGTTAGTCCGCTCCTGCCAGATATGCCCGGTTATCTCCGCCGCTGGCCTCCCGTCCGCGAACAGCACCCAGCCGATCTCGTCCGAGTCGTAGTAGAAATTATCTGGCGCTGGCTCGATTCCACTCCTTAGTTTCGCCATGTTGTCCGTATCCCGGGCTCTTCGCCACCCCCATTGCTCGACAGCTTTCAGGACAGACCCGGTAGGACTCAGAAGTTCCCCCTTTATCGTCCTTATGGTGTATGTATCGCCCTCGGTCAACTCCGAGAACTTGACTACATTCACTTTGTCAACGCCCCAGTACCACTCATAGTCAACCGTCCTATCGTTTGGCTGCGTCACCTCGCAGTTCGGGTTTTGGAGAGCCGTATCCCCCTCATTGCCCGCGATGTAGTTACCGTTGAACTTACCTATGGAGCGCGGCAGGTAGTAGTTCAACATGCTCTGCTGCTCGGACGAGGGATCGCAGGCCAGCCCGCCGTGCGGTTTGCAGAGGTCAATCACCTGCCAGAAGTCCCCGAGATACTCGCTCCAGGCCAGATCCCACCACTTCTCACCAAACCACACCCTCAGTTTCGCCGACTCATCTATCTCGCCCTCGCCATCCCGGGCCTCCCAGTCTAGCCGAACGTACCGGTAGTGCGAGAGCCAGGGACCGATCAACTCCACCCGCTCCCCGCTGGAGTTCGCCTTGACGCCCTGGCAGCCGGTGAAGGTCGTTCCCGTCTTGCCGGCGTAGGTAACGGCATCCCATGTCCAACTCCCGCTGTACAAGGGCATCAACAAAAGATCACCGGACTCCGGGAACCCCGTCGTATCCGCTACGTAAAGCGTCGCGTCGTCGTCCAGGCAGTCCGCCGTTAGCGTCGTGAGCCGATAGTGATCGCCCGTGGCGGAGGCGCCCGCCGTTATATCCTTCAGCCGGAGGAGTCCGCCGTCCAGGCCAGCAGAGCAGTTCACGAGGTCGTCCTGGTAAGGTTCTGCACTATCGAAACTCCAGAGTGTCACGTCGTTGTAGTGCCGTACGGTGAGCGCATTCCAATCCCAACCTACTATCGAGAGGGGAACCCGCCAATCGCCCCAGAGCGGATCGTCAAGCGGGTAGTACGGCTGTTTCAGCACCCCCAGGTTGGAGACGATGAGTTCATGGTTCACCCATATCGGGTCTTGTCCCCACGGTTGCGCCGGTTCCGGCAGGTCGTAGTATTCTGGGCCGCTGGTAGGCCAGTATAGGTAGGACTCTAGGTGCGTCTCATCGCACCACCACGGGTGCGGCAATCCGTCCTCTCTTACCGTCTGCTTGGAGATCGGGACAATCACCGTCTCATCGGGCGGGTACGGCCCGCACGGTATAACCCACCAGCCCGTGTAGCCGACGTCGCGGCTTGTGTTGCCCTCTAATACGACGGCTTCGGCCCCGTCGAGCCAGCGCCAACCCCGCTCAGGGGGAATAGAGGCCCGACTATAGATCGTGTTGGCTATGAGACTCTGCCACTCGATTGGCTTCGGCGTCCAGTCCGGGCAGTTTGTGGTATAGTGTGCTAGGCACGGCGGGCACATCATGGCGATGGGTAGGTTGACGACCCCCGGCGTATAGGGGCCGCCGGGTCCGCTGCCGCCGTAGGCCATCCCGACCGAGGATGGCGTGAACGTCCACGCGTACCGGAACCAGCATTCCTCCTGGCCTGCGGGTTCGTACCTGTAGCGGTAAGTCCCCCCGCCGCCCGCCGGCACGAACGGCGGCAGGTTGTCCTGCTGCCAGGTCGTGCCGCTATCCTTACTGTTCCAGTAGCGAAAACCGAGGGCGGTGAATATGTCAACGATGTGGTCCTTATCCGTGAGGTCTGGCTGACTTGGTATCGGTCCGGCAGGTGAGGCATTCAGTAGCGTCCAACAGGCCGAGTTCCAGTAGGCGGGCGGGGCTTCGAGTATCCAGCCCTGGCTGCCGCTTCCGCCGCCGCCCGATATACTCCACTCCAGCAAGCCCCCGCACGTCTCCTCCGGCATCCACGCGTACCCCTTGATGTCAATCCACTTAGCCTCGGCGAAGGACTGGCTTCTATCGGGGAAGCGGCAGTAGGCGGGCGGACATGGCGATTGGCAAGCGGCGCTCTGTGAGAGGTTCGGCTCGTAGTCGTCCGCCATGATCTCGTATTCCGCCCAACTCGTGAGTGTAAGGTTAATATAGGCGCTCCAGTGGCTCGCGTCCTTATTGATCCCGCTGCCACCGTAGTTCCAGCAGATAAGGGGGTCCCACCACCAGTAGATCGGAATCCAGCCCAGTCGGATCGGCTCGAATATCTCCGCTGTGGGGGCGATGGCCATCGCCCAGAACTCCAACCTGCCGCCGAGGTCGGGTTCGCCCCCCGGAGGGTTGCCACCAACCCACTGGCCTATCTCCTCATTCTCGGGCCGGGCGGATGGCACGTAGTCCGCCCAAACCCGTACGCTGCCTGCAGGTGTCATGATGTCAATGCTAGTCGAGGAGTCTACGCCCCACACCGGATACGTGCAGACTGGATCTTCCGGCGGAGGCGGCTGCCATTCCCAACTCGTTATCGTACGGACGCTATGGAGGCGGACCTTGACCTCCCATTTCTTCTTGTGCTTCAGTCCGGTGGCAAACTCAACCATTATCGGCCTCCGCGCACAGGTTTACCAGCCGCCCGCATGACAGACATGACACGCGGTTGGCGGTAAGCCAGTCAACGGTGATTTTAGCCCCGCAGTAGCGGCAGGCAACAATATAGGGGCACCGCTCCGCTATGCCCTCACACTCAAAGCTCGTGCAGTCCGTCTCCGGCGTCATCCGCGCCCGCTTGATGAGCGCCTCTCCGTTCTCCCCCGGCGAGGGAAGAAGCAGGAAATAGTGGCCGCATGTCCGGCAGCGGTAAGCCACGCTCATCATATCACCCAAGTGCTAGCGTCCGGCACGTTAAGGCCGAGCGTAAATACCTCTTTTTGTACGCCCGGCGTCGGCGCGGTTGTCATAATCTCGATTTTCGTTATACGGCCCTGGCAGTCGGCCTTCGGAACATCGGGGGCAGTCACCGGCGCTTTCGGCGGCTTAGCTATCGGCGGGGGCGGTTTGTATAACGGCGGTCCCATTACCTTCTTGATACGCCTGATAATAGTGTCCAGGTAAGATGGTTGGGTAACCGAAGGGCCACGAGCCGGTACGTAGGGCGGAGGCGCGTTCGTGACACCCGGCCCGCCAATCCAACCCCAACCGCGGCCCCCCGTGATACTGGGACCGGCAATCGGCGGCGGCGGCAGGTAGGCGTTAGTGACTGAAGGGCCGCCAAGTGGGGAAGGACCAGCACCGCTCGTTACACTCGGCCCCGGACTAAATATCCCTCGCAGGATTCTCATGCTATCTGCTCCAACTTGTACCGTGTCGGCCTGAAGGTCGCGCCGTCAATCTCCATCTGGCAGTCAATGTCCATCTCCAGGATGCGATAGACCGCCATATCTACCCTTACCGGCGAGTAGCGGTAAAGCCCTACCACATACTCCGCCTCGATCTCCGCGCATATCCGGGGGACAGTTATTCGCTTCGCTACCCGGTACGCGAGCTTCTTCAGGTCGTCCATCGTCCGCAGTGTAAAGTCGCTTAACTTCACAGGGATGGGTCGCCCCATCCAGTTCGCGGGTCGGTCGTCGTCCGCCAGCGACCCGTCCTCGGCCTTGAAGTCTATGTAGGCGGCGGCGATCAGCTCCTCGGTATCCTCCCGGCACCCTATCGCCCACACCTGCGTCGCCTCCGGCTCCTCTACCATCTCCTTGAATGACCGCACCCACAGGCGTCGGTCAGACGGTGACTCCAGCCGCGTGAAGTAGAAATCCTGCGGCGAGGACGTCGGCAGGTCATCCCGGTTTTGGTAGCGCAGTTGCATCAGGCCGGTTCCCGCGTTCGGGGCGTCGTCTAGCACGAAGCCGGTCAAGTCCGTCAATTTCTTCGCCCACTCCTCCCGCGTATCCCCGTCCTTCGGCTGCCAGAGCGGGTCCCCGCCTGGCTCGGTCGGCGCGGGCAGTGCCTGCCCCGCGATGGCCGGCCACGAGAGGTCGCTGTCAACGCAGTCGTCGAGCGTCGCTAGCCAGCGCATAAAGTCCGTATGGGGCTTGTTGTCCCAGGGGACAGAGTTCGGTAAGTTCGCCAGTTCCCACCAGCGCAGTACGCTCTGGGCCGTGACCTGATACTCGCTCAGGTTCTCATCGAGTCCGAGCGTGAAGTCGGGGACGTTTAGGACGCCCCAGAATATCTCCGTCGTGCCGATCCTGATAATGCAACTACGGCCCGATTTCCGCCTGAGCTTCGCATACTGCGTCGTACCGGCGTTCCGCACGGTGAACGTCGCCTGCGACTGCCGCGCGTCCTCGGCTATATGTAGGCTGAACGATTTGCAGTCAGCGACGATCCCCAACTGCTCCGGCGTCTTAATGCCCTTGACCGCAGGCCAGTCCACGGTCATGCCGTAGATGAAGGGCGTCCAATCACCGTTACTGAGGAGGTCGAAACGTGCCCGGTAGCGCCGCTTCTCGCCATCCGGCGAGAAGTCTGTTATCCCATCCTCCTCCTTTACCCAACTGATGCACCCTCCGCCAATTCCGCGCGGAACGTCCCAGATTGACTCTGCGGTGGGTTCCTGCTCGCTCGTCGGGGCTATCGCGCACTCCACGACGCCGGAGAGGTAGGTCGCACTCGTTTTAAACTTCAGCGGCATGGCCTGGAATCGGCCCGCGCCGGCGGGAAAGATAGCCTTGAGTTGCCCCGCGTCCGTTATATGGTAATCGTCGAGTTCCCGCTTCTGTGCCGGGAGCGAGGCGTCAATGAACACCCAGCCGGAGCCGCCCGCCGGGGACCATATAAGTATCTGGTTCCGGTTATAGGGCAGCACTACCAGGTCGAGCATCCTGCCGGTTAAGTCCTGTGGGCCGGGGGTTATATAACCCCTACCCTTACAGGCCCCGCCAGCGGCCAGCCAGAGGCAACTGTGGCCGTCGCTGTAGAGGTCTAGCCGGTACTGCCCGAAGTAGAACCTGGCGAACAGGCAAGGGTCGCTATGGTGGGCGAATACATGGAAGGAGGCATAGAAGGCGCGGTTGACCTCGTAGATAGTCGTGGTTTGAATCTCCGCGTCTATCGTGCCATCGGACAGCAGATAATAGTCCGAGGCGTAGACTGAGTTGTCCACGACCTCCTCGAATGCGCCCGTTGCCACATTCCAGTCGGTCAGTCGGAGGCGGGGGACTGTGACGGTTCCTGCCCTGAAGCCGGGCAGCAGTTGAAGCGGCTGAAGGAGCAGTGCGTTACCGACGGGGTCAATCCAGCAGTCGGTGAGGGACGCGCCGAACGCCGTGCGCCGTGCACTTATGTGGTCGCCCCAACCCCGATTCTGCACGGTGTTGCAGCGGGTGTCGGCGTCTATCAGAATCTCCAAAAGCGGTTCGGACATGTGCTATAATCCAGGTATGGGAACCTGCGGTTGTCTGATCGCCGGCATCGTGGTCATCGCCGTCTTCCTGTGTTTCGGGCCGCTCGGTGTTCTTGCCTTGGTAGGTGTGGCAGCGGTGATCTATATAGCCAAGGCGCTCAGGCATTGAACCTTATCCGTACCTCGCAGAGCCGCCCGTCGCTGCCGCGAACTGACCGGCGAACTGACCCACGGCCTGCGCCGCCACGTTTCCCATAACCGCCGAGATCGGCCCCTCGACGCCAGCCACGTTAATGTTGACCTGCATTGCTTGACGGGCGCGGAGCCGGAACCGCTCGAAGGCAGTCGCCTGTTTCGTGCGCCAGCCGCCGCCGGAAACTGAAAGCCCCTCGGCCATAGCCTTTGTGTTGCCAGCCGTTTGCTCAGTATTACCGGCTATCTGGGCGAGTAGACCCTTCAGACTGGGCGGGACCCAGAGCGGGCCCTGCGTGCCGGGTTCACCGCCGCCGACTCCCTTGAATACCTTGCCGAGCAGGAAGTAGGCGGCAATCGCTGCCGCTATACCCGCCGCCGCCGCACCCATTGTCACGGGGTTCAGGAGTCCGGCGATGGCCTCGGCTATCCCTATCTCTTTGATAGCCTTCGCCATCTTGAGAAGCCAACCGACGATCTCCGCGAACTTCAATCCGATCCATAGGCTTACAAAGATGCGCGTCCACTTGACGACCTCTTTCAATATCCCGGCTAGACCGCCCTGCTTGTCAATAAACTTCTGGAGCTTGGGGATGCCCTCAGTAATCCACTTGATGAACTTCTCCAGGTAGGGTATTGCCTCGATCAACAGGACCCGGCCCATCGCCTTTAGGCGTTCTTCCATGCGGTCAACCTCGTCGTCGAACTTCTTGGCCTTCATCAACGCTTCGCCGGAGAGGACTGCGCTTGCCTTATGCGCTTCGTCTGTGAGGCGCGCTAATTCCTCGGCAGGCATGGCAATGAGCGGAGCCAATTCGCGCCAACCTCTACCGAATAGTTGAGCTGCTAACATGTTGCGCTCGGTAGCGTTCCTGACGCCCTGGAGTTTGCCTATTACGTCTACGAAGAGGTCGCCCATAGAGCGTAATTCCCCGTGTGTACCGTGGATTGGGATACCGAGTCGCTTCATGGCGTCGGAGGCATTGCCCGTCTCCTTCTCCATGCCCATCATCTTCATCTCGATCATGCCGACCCCTCGCGTAACACGCTCAAAGTCCAGACCCATGATGTTGGCGGCGTACCGGAGTTCTTGGAGCTTTGTCGTAGAGAGGCCGGTTGATGCGGACAGGTTCTCAAGTTCCTCGGCGTAACTACCGACGGCCCGACTACCCATGAGTAGACCAGCTATACCTCCCGCGCCACCGAATATAGCACTGATACCACCGAGCGAACCAAGCATACCGAGTTTCGCTCCAAGCGATCCTATTCCGCCCGCCAAGCCCTTGAGCTTCCCGCTCATGTGATCGTCGAGCCGAGCGTCTACCTTCAGAACATCCGTTGTTATCATAGTGCTAATCGTGGAAAGAGTTCGAGGAAGGCCATCGCCTCCTCCATATCCTGCTTGCTATATCCCTCCGCTATACATCTGCTGAAGGGCTTACCGAAGACGGCGAGGCAGGCGATTCGGGCAAGTCCGGCCCAGTCGCCTGCCTGGAGGCGTTTTTTGCTTGCTCGAAGGACTCCGCCTCGTTGATCTCGCGTATCCTGATGGCCACTTCAAGTAGTAACTTGCCCGTCTTGCGGAAGAGGACTGCCGCCTGAGCGAAGGCGATCTTGGGTTCTAGCATGCCCTGCGCTACGTACGTGAGCGCTGCGGCAATGTTAGGGTCTGCGATAGTTGCGGATTCGCCCTCCCCAACCTGGAAGGTGTATCCGCCCTTTGCCCTTGACCGTTCCATACGGGCCTGTGCCTGTCTAATGATTTCGCCCCACTCAGCCCCATCCTTGATGATTTTGAGTTTGCACCGGAAGACCTTGCCCTGCGGTAGAGAGAACTCGGCCTCCTCGTAATCAGGCAGACCATCAGCATGAGATGCCAATTCCTCTACGGTCGTTATCGCCCCGTCCCTATGCGCGGCACTGAGTCGCTTCGCCATACCCGCCTCCTAGTAGAAGGTAATGCCATCTATCGTCAGCGTCGTGAACGTCCCTGACCACGCGCGGCTCACGCCGTCTTCCGCTATATCCTGGCTCCGCGCTTCCATGAGGAATGTGCCGGAATACGCGCTGCCCCCTGCCTCCTCTCCCGTGAAGGCGTAATACTCGCCCGGCACTAGGACGCTTGTGCCCTCCTCTGCCTCCGACCACTCCAGGCTTGCTGACTTCTTGCCCGGATGGGGATATACGCCGGGATCGAGGATAGCCGAGTTTTCCTGCACGGCTACCGATAGTTTGATACTCGCGGACTTCAGCCGCGCCAGGAAGTCAGTCCCCCCGGCGTTCCACACTGCCGCGTTGGTCAGATAAACCCTGCTGGCTTGCGCCATATCGAATCACCTCCAGATCAAAGCGCGATTGCCCTGTCGGGTCGCGCATACAACTCCATCGTATCGTCGTTCGTGCCGCCTGTGACGCCGTTGATATGGGCGTCCTTGAACAGCGGCCAGACGTGGCCGGTATTGGCGAACGTATTGAGCAGATTCGACTTCATCGTGAGGCTCGTATTGGTCACGATACTGTCTACCTGGCAGAGTTCTGCGGTCGCCAGGTCAGCCGAGATCAGAAGAACCCACTCCTCATCGGTGAACTGCCCCGTAACGGCGACTGTGACGACCTTCTGGCCGGCAGCGGCCTCGGCTGCGATGTTCTGCTCGCCGACCACGAACTGCGCGTCCGCTGCGAACGTCTCTGTCAGCGTGACGGCCTTTTCCGCGTCGGACTGGTTGATTCCGTGGACTACGCAGGCGGAGGGCGGCGTTCCCCCGACTATATGGGCCGCCACGAACACCGGTGCTATCGTCGTGATCGGCAACGCCCCCTCATCCTCAGTCCACGTCCATGCGCCAGTGGCTCGGAGCGACGAGCCGAACCTGTGCAATCCGGCGGTCGCGTTGCCGTCTATATTCGCCGCCCATGTCCCCTTCGGGAACACACGGCAGGCAGGCAGTCGCCCGCCCGTGCCGACGGCCTCCACTATCGCCTCGCCCGCCTCGTACGGCACGCGCCAACCGCCCAGTGAAGCCAGGTAGTTGTCGAGATAGTCCGGGCCGCTCGTGCCGAGGTCAACCGCGAGGTAGCTATTAAGAAGCGAGATCAGCTTCCGTAGTTTCGTGGAGTCCCAGACCTGCCCAGCCGCCAACGCCGCGTCTAGGTCGGTTATATCCGACCCCTTGACCCGGTTCTCGAACGTCTCATCGGCGGCGGCGTCTACCCGCGTCCAGAAGTCATCGCCCGTAGCGAAGTTAGCCTGCCCGTTCTGCCTGCCCTTCGCTACCCGGTCAACGATTCCCTGTATTGCCGTGATTGCGCTCAAATGTAACCACCTCCTATTCCCGATCTATCGGGATGATAACGATTTCTGCAAGCCACCCCGGAAGCGTCGGAGCATCCGTTGCTTATGGCGGCGGAGCGCCTCCTGTAAGATAGGCCGCTCAATCATCTTCCGCGTCCCCCGCATGAACCGCGAGTAAGCGGCCAGATTGTAGACCGTTCCCGTGACGACGCCCATGCCGCGCCGAACCAGCGTACGCCAGAGGCCGTGCAGCCTCCCGGTCTGCAGGTTCAGCACGAACGGCGGTGCTGGCAATGCTGCCCCTCCGCGCAACCGCCTGCCAAACCCGCCGCCTCTACCGGCCCGTGCGTACGGATGCCCCATCGCCCGCAGTTTCGCGGTCGTGGCATAGGTCCTACCGGAGAGCCGCCGCGCCTCGTGCAAAACGTCGTTTGTCGCGGCCCGCATCGCACCGACCTGGAGTGGTATAAACGAGCTGGCCTTGCGCCTGAGTCGTGCAGCCAGTGCCCCTGCGTTACTCGTGAATACTACCCCGGCCATGCTACCGCCTCTCCACGGCTACAACGTCCATCGTGACTGCTACAGCCGCCGCAGGCCAGCCAGCTATCTTAGCCGCCGCGTTGAACTCGGCCTCGTAACTCCAATCAATACTCACCGGCCAGACGGCCTCGACCATATTACTCAAAGTTGACTCCCAGAACGTCTGCGCTATCAGCTCGCCGTCCGCCCGCAGACTGTCCCCGACCACGGCATGGGGTTCGCAACTACGGATATACCAGACCCGCAGGCGCAGTCGGTTCCGAACCTGGAGGATCGCCAGGTCGCCGCCCTGCTCGATCTCCATCGCCCCGACTGTCTCCACTACGCCGTACGGCAGCTCGTAGGCCGCGTCGAAGACGGGGAAGGTCATGGCCGACTCCTCCACCTTGTTCGGTGGCCCCTCCGAGAGTCCCGTCATTGCCGCGAACTGCGTGCAGAGCGCCTTTATTGCATCCGTATAGTCGAAACTCGGTGCAGTCATAAGTGCCTCATGGGAACGTGACGCCCGCCGGGATCGCCGGCAGCCTCATGGACATCGCTTCGACGTGCTGCGCCGCTGTGGGGCCGCTATCATACACCGTCCAGTCGTCTACCTGGTAGGCTACGTTGTCGTAAATCAGAACATCGCCAGTTGTGGCCTTCAGTTTCGCGCTTACGGCGAACCAGGCACGGTAACTGTTCGCGTCAAAGGCGTACCCGAGTCCTGCCTTCTCCGTAGCCGACAGTGGCTCCATCCAGCAGGGTTCGGAGACTTCACCGCACACATAAGAGGGCGTCTGAATCCGCCCCGTACCGTCGTACGCGGGGACTTCGTACTTCCGCCAGATCGCCACGGTATGTGGCAGATGATTGAGGTCAATGCTCGCCAACCTACCAGCCCTCCATCGTGCCCTGGACAGTCACCCCGCCCTCGGAGTCCCTATGCGTTAGCCGGAACTCGCGGGCGTAGGTCTGTGTTGACGAGATAATCTGCTCGAAGCCCTGCGCGATGGCCTCGGCGGTCATGTAGGGCCGCAGTATGCCCCAGCCCTGTTCTATCAGCCCGTCACCCGATACCCCGGTCGTAGTGCCGCCGGTACTCGTCGCGCTCTCCGTGCTCTCTGCGTAACTACCCATCTTGATCGAGGTCTTTGCGCCGCTGCCGGTCGCGGTCGCTGGCAGGCAGTTCTTGACCTGCCCGCAGATCACGAGGAGCTTGCCGAGCGTCAGGATGTCCGTCAGTGCCGCATCATTCAGGTAGCCTGCCTGGATCATGACCTCTATTGCCGTATCCCAGGCGGCCAGGATTGCGGCTATCCCTGCGTCGTACGTGTCAACCAGGATGAGCAGGTAAGCCTTGATGTCGTCGTCTTCTACTGTCAGAACTGCGGGCATTAGACTTCCTCGTAGTAGAGATGAACCCATGTGACATCAATGGGATTGTAGAGATTCTGACCTGCCGCGCCCCACTGCCAAAGGCTATAAATGCCGTCAGAGTAAGGAATCGGATCGTCACGGTGGATGCGGTAAGCCGTATAGCACTTGCTCGTGTGGTCTACGCACGGCTGGCCGCTCTCTAGGCCAAGTATCGGTTTAGCGTGTGTGCTACCCCCAAAGTAGAACCCACTGCCAAAATAGTCCTCAGTGCTGCTGGCTTCCCAACTCGCGTTGGGTTCCCTGTCAACATGAAACTGGACGTTGTATTCAAAGAAGTTGTCCGTGATTTCGCCGATCTCACCCTGGTTAAACGAGGCAAGGCTACCTACGTAGACTCCGCGTTTCCCCGCTGGCCTGTCGAATATCGTCTCAATACTGGGAGCTTCTGGCGTTCCAGCCTTGATCCCATATATGACTGCGCCGGTTAGAACCTCCATGTTGTCAACGGTGTACAGCGACGTTTCACTCTCTATGTGGTCAATCTCGGAGCAAACAGCACGGTATTGGTAGGCAACCATATCTGTCGGGCTCAACTGCACGACGAAGTAGCTGCTCGTCCCTATAAGGTGTTTGTGGTTAGCGGGGTCAGTGGTGGCAGTGCCCTCACATTCAAAGACGCCGAACTCGTGCTGGAATCTGCTTGCGCGGAACCTGTAGTTTCGATTCCAACACGGCGGCAGCACGTTCTGATAGGAGACGTAAACCCAGGTATGGCAGTTGTGTGTACTAGGGGCAGTCCAATACTCAAAACCTGGTGACGGCCTAATCTCCACTTTAATGCCGTTGGAGAATGGCATAGGCCAACTAAGGTCAATCTGGCACTGACCGTCCTGGGCGCCCCAGGTGTTCAGGTTCACACTGAACATCGGTGTCTGCCACACCTGCAAGGTTTGGTCATTCGCCACAAGCCCAAGTGCCGCCAATTCACCCAGTGCAACGTCTACAGCAGGGTCAACCTCACCATCTACCGTAACTACCAGCCGTAGGGCAGCCCACACCGCCTGGAGGGTAGTGGCTTTGTTGTTCAAGGTTTGGAACACGATCTGGATGCGGCGGATTACGCCCTGTTGTCCCGCACCGAGGTTCAGCACCACAAGCGTCGGAGGATCGGCAGTATGGTCTATAATGTCGTCCTCCTCCTTCTTCGCAGTCAGCATCTTGCCGGGATACTGCGGACTGGGGAAGGGAAACTCTAGCGGGTTCCCTGCCTGAGACTCGGCCTCCTCGAACTCGTGCCCGAGATGGTACAGTGCCGTCAGTACCGCCGTGACCGTCCAGTAGTTCGTGCCGTTCGTGGTCGCCGCTGCGGTCAACTTACAACGTAGCCAGGTATGCGTCGAGTCTATGTGGACTGTCGAGGAGCCGTCCGCAGTGAAGAGTATCGCCCCGACGGTCGCCCAGTTCGTGCCGTCCTCGCTCGCCTCAAGTAGCGCGGTAAGGTCGCCCGGTGAGAGTGTCTTGGTCGCCGTCACCTGCAAGGTCGCCTTATCCATACGGCCGACGCTGCAGGGATCGGAGGCGTGTGCCGACTCGTCGTCTACTACCCCGTCAGTAAGGTCGGAGAAGATCAGCTCGCTCGTACCTGTGTAACTCACGGCCTCACCTTCCTCCGCCGCTTCCGGGACGGCCTCTCTATCCCCGGTACGGTCGCCTCGACAATCACAGGTATCTCAGCCGCCTCAACCGGCGGCGCGGGTTCGAGTTCCGGCTCGATCTCTTTCCACTCGATCAGCGAGTCCGTCGTGTCCAACTCACACAGGAACTCGACCTCTTTCCACTCCTGCCCGATCACCGTGCCGTCCCGTAGCTTGACTCCAGAACAGCCCGGGCCGCGTGCGGACCTCACTAAGTAAGGCATAGTATTACCTCCCAGGCGCAAGGAGGCCCTAGAAACCTCCAGCGCCCGTACGTGTGACGGCCCAATGCCAGCCACACCCAGTACTAACTGCCACTTACGGCTATGGCTGTCTGCGGCAGTCCGTAGCCGACGACACACCGCATCTTCACGCCATAGACGTATTGATCGCGCATGAAGCCAGTTTCCGAGTTGGCCTCAAGCGCATCAAACGTCACGTCCTCCCGCATCTGCAGGATCAACGGCTTCGGCACGTGCTTGGTATCCAGGAGGAACCACCGGGCCGGAGTTGTCGAGATGTACGGAGTCACGATTAACTTCAACATGCCCTGAAGGACGTTCACCTTCGGGACCGCCGGATAGGTCGCCGCAGGTAAGTCCGGGAAGTAAACCGAGTTCAGTAGCTCCCGAGCGACGAACATGTTTGTGGGCGACACAACCAGCGTATCCGGCAGGAGTCCCATAGACTTGCCGGTATCGTCACAGAAGTTCATCAGCTTGATGATCTCGGTCTGGAGATTCGCGGCAGTCAAGACACCTGTGTCGTAGTTGTCTATCGTACCTGATGCCCCGATGGTTCGGCTGGTGCCGAACATGTACGCCCCATCGTAAGCATAGCCGTCCGTCGCTGGCGTAGACGATATTCCCTTCTCAAGCGCGCCCATGACAAGCGCTTCCTTATAGCGAGCAGCCTCGCGTGCCAGCCCTTGAATACGCAACTTGATCTGGCCGAACTGGTCGTCCTCATAGGCATCGCGGTCGACCGCGATAGATACCTCGTACTTCTTGTTGGTCAGCGTATAGGCGTATTCGCTGATACCCTTCGGAAGTCGCTCTGCGTCAAAGAGCCGCATGGAGGGCAGCGCACCCAGCCAGGCATAAGTCTCAGTCTTGGTCGTGGACGGTACGATGTCGCATATCTGCGTCCAATCAGCGGCTGCGATTGCCGCCTGGTACGCCTCGAAGAAGATCGCCCTGATCGCTGGGTTCATCAAGTTCGGTATATCACTCTGAGTGATAGGCACAGTAAATCACCACCTTTCGTATGTTATGGAGAAACGTTCTTGAGGCCCTCGATCTTGACGAGAACCTTTGTCGTACTAACCAGGCCGACGATCACGCCGACGCGCAGGTAGTGCGTTGCCGGCGCGGCGATAACTACGAGTTGAGCATTGCCGCTCGTTCCGTCCTCGTGGTAGACCGGCCTACCCAGACCTGCCGCCTGGGAGGTCGTGGCGATGTCGAATTCATGGACGCCCTTAGTGTTCACCTTGATCGTGTCGGCATCGCCGGCTGCCGCCGTCTTCGACTCCATCGCTACGCCGGCGAATATATCGCCAGCGGCAGTCGTGGCGTGCGCCCACGCTTTGTAGGCTAGGCCGTCGGTGGCGTCAATGACTACAATGTCGCCCTTTTTGAAGACCTGCGCGGCTTTGGCAAGGAGGGCTATGTACTTGCCGTCCTGCACGCCGGTCTCACGGATAGTTGTGGTAGTTGAGTATGCCATCAGTCATCACCTCCTAGTCGGCGCCTGCGGCGATATTCAGGAACCCCTCGATGTCTACCAGTACCTTAGTCGTGCTAACTAGCCCGGTCACAATGCCGATCCGCAGGTAGGGCGCAGGCGCCGTCAACGTGACGGTTTGCGCCGTACCCTCCCCGATCTCGTGGTAGACCGGCCTCCCTACTGCCGTGGCCTGGTTCGTCGCAGCGATAGTCAACTCATGGATGCCCTCCGTATCCACTACAATCGTGTCAGTATCGCCTGCGGCGGCTATCTTCGAGTCGTTCGCTATCCCGGCAAAGATGTCGCCGTTGGCATAGCCAGCGTCGGCATACGCTTTGTAGGCTAGGCCGTCGGTGGCGTCAATGACTACAATGTCGCCCTTTTTGAAGACCTGCGCGGCTTTGGCAAGACAGGCGACAAACCTACCATCGGCCACGCCGGTCTCACGGATAGCGGTCGTAGTGCCATAGGCCATTCAAATCACCTCCTACCTTCCGGCGTACTTCGCCAGGTCTTCCTTCGAGACGCCGTGCGCCTCCGCGAACTTGACTTGCTCGGCGGTCGCGCCTCCGAGTTCGGCTTCCTTCTCGTTGCGGACCATCTCCGCATAGCTCACGCAGGGCGGACTCGCCTCCAGGAACATCTTGAACACCTCGGCGAAGTGGGCCGTCTGCTCGTTCCCGTCCTTGTCCGTGAACTTGATGACATGCGCTGGCTCGGCGAACGTACTTACGAGCGGCAGCTCCGAGAGTAGCGCCCTCGCCAGCTTCTCCGACACAGGCACGATCTTACCTGCGCGTTTGAACTGCCCTAGCACGCCCTCCGCGTTGGTCCGGCGGAAGTGCATGTCAAGTTCCGTCTCACGGGCGGCTACCCGCTGCACGCTCTCCTCGACTTGCTTGAAGTAAGCCGTGCGCTCCAGTTCGGACTTGACCACCTGCGCGCGGGCATCGTCCGCCTCGGCAGCCTTGCGGACTACCTCCAGCGCGGCCTCAAACGTGATTTCCCTGTTGCCGTCTTCCGGCATGGGTTTCACCTCCTCTGCCCCTTCCTTCGGGGGCAATGTGCTAGATTTCGGGACGGCGGATGTCTCTTCTTTCGCCGGATGGCCGTCCCATTCAACATCCGCCGAAAACCTTACCGCCTCTGCCGTATCCGCGAATATCCGGGCGTCCGCTACTCGCGGGTTGCAGACTATCGAAACCTCAGTTATCCCTGTCTTGTCGCGCTTGACCCCACAGGATAGTGCCTTCGCGCCTGCCGCCTCCAGGAAGTCCCACGCCGACCTAGGGAACCTAATCTTCCCAAATAGTTCTTTGCCCCGGCGGTAGATAGCCTGCACAGTACCGAGCGCACCGTCAAACGGCGTCTCCGAGTGCTCAACCTTGATCGGCACTCCCTCCGCCGGGTGAGCCGCGACCATCGCGTCCAACTCTTCCTCGGTGATGCTCACGCCCTTGTCGGGATAGTCCCCGGCCTCGAATAGCTTGGCCTCGCGCTCCACGTCGTCAGTCAAAAGAACCCACCTCCCATCATCTCTCTTGTAGTAGTCATCGCCGTTGGTCGCTTCGGCGTACCTGCCCATCTCGACAGCGAACTCTACCCATGCGCCCTCTGCCGTCCTATGATACTTCTCCTTCACGGCGGCCCAGGCGATCTGGAAGCAGCGAGCCTCCGGGTTGCCCGCCGCACTCGCCGCGTTGAACGCCGCCGCGAATATCTCAAGCGCGTGCTTCGGCATTCCCTTGAACCGCTCGTCTGCCTGAAGTTGCGAAACGGTATATGGCATGTCCTATACCTCCTCGAACCTAAACCCGCAGCCCGCAGTAATCATGCCGGCGTCACCCGGATACTCCCGGCAGAGCTGCGGGCGGTAGTCGTAAATCGTGCACATGGCCATCCCGTCCTCGCCCTCGGCCAGACGGGGGCACGGCTGGATCGCGTAGATGGAGGTGAGGCCGTCGGCCCCGGACTCCATCTCTAGCTCCCTCACACACGCCCACTCGACGAGCGCGTTATCCCGGCCCGCTTGCGCCGTCGCCCGTAGTGCAATCCGGCAGCATATCCCGCACCGCTTGCACTCGCCCGTTCTCTTCAACGCATTCTCCCCGCCCAGCGGCGTCGTTTGGGCTATCTCTGAACTATCTTAACACAATATCTGAGATTACTTCACGTTTTTTCGGAAGCCTTACGCCTACAGGGGGAGATAACGTCATCCCTCTGTCTGAAGCAGAACGGCTACGGGAAGCGGTCAGGGCAGGTCAACCCGATAGAAACAGGCCGTGTTTGACGCCTCGGCCTAAACGCCTGACTGGGTATCCTTGCCGCTACCTTGATAGTCAATCAAGGCCCTTTGTCCCCCGTTGTGTTCCGACCACTTCCCGCGCCTTCTTCTGCATTGTCGGTAATCCTTAAGATACCTCACGATTTTCCTGAACTATCTTCAGGATCGCCCGGAGGTATCCTCTGGTTAAGTGTTATATCACGTACCGGACGGACTAGCTGGCGCCACTACCGGCGCGCCCGACACCTCGCCCTTGACCGTCACACTCTTGACGCCAGTGGCCGTCTCGCGTTGCACCGTCCGCTCCGTGCGGGCGACCAAGGAACAAAGGCAATTCTCGACACAGGCGCAACTCCCGTCTCCGGGCGTGAATGGCAGGGTCGCCCGCTTATAGGGACTGCCTGCCTCCGCCGCAAGACAATCCTCGCAGTGATCTGCGCCCTCCGTCAATACCCAGTCGTAAAGCGTCTCCTCCGGCATATGGGCGACGAAGGACTCGTTCATTGTCCCCTGGAGCGCGTCGGCGTACTGCTGCGCCCGCCACTGGACTCGGGCAGCCGCCTTCTCAGGCTCCAACTGCTGATACTTGCCGTGTATATCCTCAATGAAGCCCTTCAAAAACTTGTTATCCTCGTAACGCTGGCGGTTCACGGCGGCGAGATCCCGCTGCGAGAGCTGCACGTATTCGCCCCTGGCCTTGACCTTCCCGAGTTGCGCCGCCTTGTCGTAGGCGCTCCGCAGGTCGGTCCGCACCCGCTTCTCGAACTCCTCGGCACTGATCTTGCCGTCGGACATCCGCTCGGCGTGGTGCAATACCGTTGACTTCAGGTGCTCGTGCAGCGTCAGGAAGTGATCGTCGAGCGCCTTGCCGATATGCCCCCGCTGCGTCTCCTTCGCCAATACCTGTTGCTCAGCCATCCTCGTCTGCCAGAGTTTGCCTCGGCGCGTCTGCCACGCCCGCTTCGTAGCGACCTTCCGGGCTATACCGGGCTTGGCCGCGAAGGTCGTTGTGTCGGCGTACACCTTCACCGGATTAGACGGGCGTCGGCGGAATCGGACTACTTCGGCGCGGGTTATCATGCCCCGTCTACCCCCTGCGTCTGTCCAAGCGGCGTCTCCGGCCCCACACTTACCGGCGGTTGCTGCGCTGCCGCTTCCTTCGCCTTCTCTGCCGCTATCTCAGCGGCCTCAACCTTCGCCGCCTGCTCCTCCGCCAACTCCTGCGGCATAGGCGGCAGTCCGAACTCCTCGCGTATCATAGGCTCCTTCGGGTCAACTACACCGCCCTTGAGCAAAACGTCGAACACCCGCGCCAGGCTCTCCAGATCCCGCTCGTCCGGCTCCGATAGGATTATACTCGGATATAGGTCAGTAGTAAAGTTATAGTTGACCAGGCGCTTGACTAGTTGTTCCTTCAATACCTCCTCGGCTATCTCGCGCCGGATGCCGCCCAGGAACATTGCCAGTACCCCGGCATGAACCTTCGCCTGCGCGTAGCTGCCCGTACCGGACGTGCTCTCCTCTACGGCGAGCGTCTGGCCGAGGATCGCCCGCGCTATCGCCATGTTCGCCGAGGCGATCCCGTCCTCGTAGGGCGCCATCACAGAGGACTTCGGCTCAAGGAGGGTGATGGTGGCCCCCTCCATCGTGATCACGGCGGTATCCGTCTGAAATGATTCCAGTGCCTTCAGCAGATCGTCCTGCAACTGCTTCGGCGTGCCCTTCGGGTAAGTCCCCCACGGCGTCGGGCAGGCGTGCTTCTCCGCCGCGACCATTTCCCATTGCATCAGGCTGTTCTTCCGCCACCAATGCCTGTGCGCGGCCCGGAGCGCCGACATGCCCTGCGGCAACCCCGTCGCCTGCTGGTCGTAGGTATAGAGCAGAACCTTGTCGAGCGCGACCGGCTCCTCGCGTGTCGTCCCTATCGTCTGGAGCAACTGTTTCACCGTGCCGAACTCGTCTAAATCAAACGTGAAGGTCGCGGCGGGCTTCGGCTTGATCGAGTCTATGCCTACCATGCCGTCGTAAGGGCCGCCCTCGAAGAGAAGCCAGTTGATCTCGGCGACACTGAAGCCAGGAACAACCGCGTCGGCTATGTTCATACACACGCGCTCGAGGCTCCCCTGCATTTGGTCAATGCAATGCTCCACGAAATCGGCTATGTCCTGCGCCTCCTGGTAGCCCTCCTCGCCCTCGCCTACCGCCGGGGCGACCGACCAGCCGCCGACCACGACGCCGAGCTTCAGCAGGTGGACGCAGCGGCAGACCTGATCGTCCGCCATCATATCGCGGGTATAGACCTCGTACCCTTTTCTGCTCAGAACGGGGTCGAGTTCGGAGAAGGCGTTGGAGTAGCGGCGCGATTGGAGATCGAAGAGGCTGACGGCGCGGACCTGCTCACGCATGTCGGGTTGTGGCGTCGGCTTCCCTGCCGCCGTGAAGGGGATATGCTTGCCGAGAATCCTCATTCTTGGAGTGCCCCCGTTTGCAGTCTTGCCTCTTGCATTATACCACGCTTCTGCGATCCTGCCAGCCCCGATCCGTCGGGGCCAGTCCCTTGAACGCCTCGCGCCTCACGCCGCTGCCGCGAACCTCCGGCAGTTCGGTCATCTCGCCAAGCATCAGTTCCGTCAAAGCCCAAACCATCGCGTCCATCCTGTCGGGGGATACCGGATCGCCCGGCGTCCAGCCGCAGAGCTGATCTTCTAGCTCCGAGTACACGCCTACTAAGTGCGCCCGCCCCTGCTCAAACAGCGATCCGACAGGCTCGGCCCGCGTCTGCTTCCCCCGGCTGGCGTGGATCGCCTTGTAACTCACATGCGGGTCAACCGTGCGGATCACGAACTCGATCATCTCGCCGCCGTTGTTGACCTCACCGATCAGCCGGTCGCACAGGTGCTTATTATAGCACGCAACGCCTGCAGTTCCCCATTCGTGCGGTGTCCCCCTCAGAGTCGCGTCCTCAAGGACGTATCCGTGGCCGTCAATACCTAGCCCGGCGCAGATGATCCCCGTCTCTGCCGAATCTTCCATACTAGACGCCTCCGGGTCAAGTGCCGTCACGATACGGACGAGTTCCGGGTGGGAAGTCACCCTGCACGCCTCCAATGTCGCCCGCGTCCAGAGCGCCCCCGGCACGTCCTCCAGCACCTCGGCGTGCAGCTCCTGGCGGCCCAGGCGCGTCCCCTCGAAGCGGCCTATGATCTGCCGGTATACCAGCGACAGGTTGACAAGGTTCTCATAGGTGCTACCCCGCGTCACTACCACGTTTTTGCTCGCCAGCAGCCGCCGGATCAGGGCAATCGGCCTCGGCGTCGTGGTTGCCACCCAGCGCGGGTCTGAACCGATACGAAGGCCAAACTCCATGTTGGCCCAAGCCTCTTCCCCGTATTTCCACTTCGCTGGCTCGTCGGCGAACACAGTCCCATGCTGCGGCCCTCGGAGCTGGTCCGGCTCGTCGCCTGAGTAGGTATGCGCCACCACGCCATTCGGCCAGGTGAGCCGCCGCTTCGCAGGCTCGTAATGCGGATAGAACCACGGCGGGCTGATCTTCAGGATGGAGGAGTCACCCGACTCCACCATAACATCCCGCACGTCAGCCGAAGTCTCGCTGATCAAAGCAATCGGCTCATAGGGGCCGTTCTGCGCCCGGTTTATGACCCACTCTGCGCCCGTGCGGTTCTTGCCCCAGCCGCGACCGGCCAGTATCAGCCAGCCGAGCCAGTCCCCCGGCGGCGGTAACTGCTTCGGTCGCGCCCAGAAGCCCCACGTGTAAAGCAGCCGCTCGGCCTCACTCTGGGTCAGGCTCTCCAGAATCCGCTTCTGCTTGGATTCTGGCAGTGAGGCGAGCGATTCGGCCAAGGAGCTCGTCGGTTGTGTCGTGTCTGACTTCGACTGGTCTGTTAGGGTCGCCAACTAGCATGACCTCCGGCTTACCGTCAACATACTCGAAAACGAGCTTGGCGTAGGCGGGGTTTTTCAGCGCCCGCGCCATTGCCGCCTCGATGAACACGTCCTTCCACTTGCGTCGGCCCCGGTCGGCAGGGCACACCTCGTTCAGCTTCTTTTTGAGCAGCACCTTCAGGCTAAGGCTGTTCTTCGGCCTGCCGTTGTTGCCCTTGTGGTTCGGATTCCCGCACTGCCCCGGCTTCCACGGGCGCAGATTACCGTTTCCTGTAGTTCTCGCAGTAGTTTGAGCATCGTCGAGCATAGCACTCAACTCACCTCCGACCTCTGACCGTTATGCCGACACAGAGCCTCTTCCCAATCGCTATCGGTCAATGCCTCCGGCAACGCTTCAATCTTGTTTGGGTCGCCCTTATAGAAGATTAGCACATTCTGGTGAGTCTTGCCCAACTTCCGGCCTGCAACAAAGACCCTGCCCGCCCGGATCGGCAGGCTTCCGACAGCGGTTATCAGAACCGCGTCATTGTAGAGTCCTGCCCCCGCATCCTGGAAGGCGGAGATTGTATCAGATACAAAGTTCCGGTAGAAACCCGCCCTGTCCCGAATGTCGCCTACCACAAAGCAAGCGAAGGCGTCCGGCTTGAGCATCGAAACACAGTCGCCAATAATCTGCCGGTATGCCAGAAGGAAGCGCCCATAATCTGCCATATTGCTCAGGTCAGCGGCATCATCGCCGTATATTTCCAAGTCGAAGTAGGGTGGACAGGAAAAGACGAAATCATACTCCGCCGCGGCTATCTCGTTCACTTCCCTTGCGTCCCCGATAATCCAAGATGGGTTCGGCCAATCACCCTCGATCTCTTCCCACTGCTCACGATTCGCCGCTATCTGGGCTTCGGAGAGGTCAATACCCGTATATTGCCGCCCAAGCAATGCGGCCACTATGCCGCGCACGCTGCCCCCGGCAAAGGGGTCAAGCACCTTGCCCCCCGGCGGCGAGAACCAACGGTAGGCTATCTCGCAGAGGACCGGGTCGAAGATTGAAGTGCCGGTCTGTGGGATATTTACAACGGCGGGCATAGGCCCGCCGTCGAACGCCATGCCCCCCTCACCAAACCTCAGTTCCCTGCCCTTGCCATCCCCCCGCACCGTATGCCCGTTCTTCAGGCTCGCCGCAGGACGCGGCGAGCCTCCTGGACTGTTCCGGTAGTGTCGTCGCGCCTGCTCGGATTCTCCGAGCAGGCCGTTGTCCTTGCGGGATTGACGGCGATAGCCGTCAATCAAAAGCCCGCTGCCTCCGTCTTGTGCCCCCGGCGGGGTTGAACCTTGCTTATATGAGCGCGAGAGTATCTCGCGCTCATTCGGCGGGATCGCGCCCAAAGTCTTCTCTTGCTTACGATAATGATTCAAGCCCGGTTCCGTCACCGCCTCACCTGTCCAGGTGAGGCAAGCACCCCGTCCTAGTTCCCCCCTAATCCCCAATGCTATCCATGCCCGCTTCCGTTCCTGCCAGTACCCCTGCCGCGCATCCAGAACACTGAAGGGCGGGACTATGAACCGCTCGGCAAGCGTCCGACGTGCTTCCTCTGGTGAACTCGGGGCGCTTCCGCCGTTCCGCCCGGCCAGCAGGTTCTCGATCTCCAACTCCGAGAACAACCCCCTGAGGTCCAGCCCCGCCTCCACGTCCTCGGCGAGCCTATCCAAATCCCACTCCAGCCCGACCTCGGACGTGCGGTTGTCGGCGTACGCCAACTGGCGCGCCATGTCACCGTCGCCCTCCAGGTCAAGGTCGGTACGCTTGACTACTACTAGCTTCGTGCCGTCCGTCTCCACGATTATAGCCTCGGCAAGTCCTATATCGTCGGCAGCCTCGAGCGTCTTGTTCCCGGCGATTACGCAGTTGTGCTTATCAACCAGGATTGAGCGGCCTGCGCCGAACCGCCGCAGGCTATCCTCGATCATGCCCCGGCCACGCTCGGTGCCCTTGTTGGCATTCTGAGGATCAGGAGTAAGGTCGCTTATCTTCGTCAGCTTGGACATTCATTCTCCGAAAAGGTGGGGCCGGTTGTCTCCTCCCGGCCCCCAGAGAGAAGGAGAAAAGAGCCGAACTATTCTCGGCAGTCATTGGCCTGTGGAGCCAAAAGTATGATTGCCGCTCCGATGGGCCGATCCATCGGAGCCCTCAAGGAGAGGAGTGTCAGACCAGGGTATTCCCCGACGGATCGGGGTGAACCCGCGCCCTGGACGCGGGGAATATTCTGGGGGGATTATACACCGTACGGGGCAGTATTGCAAGC